GTTATGATTTAAAATCAGCTAGAAGAAGTCTGAATTTATTATTATCTGAATGGGGTAATAGAGGAGTTCATCTTTGGAAAGTAACAAATCATACTCAAAACTTGGTAGCCACTACGACAACATATACTGCTCCATCTAATTGTAGTGATGTCTTAGAAGCAGTTTTCAGAAATGGTAGTACAGACACTACCATGACAAAAATTTCAAGATCAGAGTATCAAGCTATTCCTAATAAAAGTTCTACAGGAACACCTTCACAATATTATGTAAGAAGAAATTTATCTAATGTAGAAATTAATCTTTATCTCACACCTAATACAACCGATACTCAAATTAATTATTACTATGTAGCTAGGATTGAAGACGCAGGTAAATACACCAATACTCCAGATGCTCCTTATAGATTTTTACCTTGTATGGTTTCAGGGTTGTCTTTCTATCTCGCTCAAAAACATAGCCCAGGTAGAGTTCAAGAAATGAAACTTTATTATGAAGATGAATTACAAAGAGCATTAACAGAGGACGGTCAAAGAACTTCTGTTCATCTTGTGCCACAAAATTATTTTAGGACTTAATCATGGCTTTCGCAGTTGGAAAATATTCACAAGCTATTTGTGATAGATGCGGACAACAATATGATTATTTAGATTTACGAAAAGAATGGAATGGATTATCTGTTTGTCCTGAGTGTTACGAACCGAAGCATCCTCAATTAGACCCTCCTTATCACGCACCTGATGCTGAAGCTTTAAAAAATCCAAGACCAGATGTACCTCAAGCAGTTGTTGTATTTGTAGGAGCACCAGGGGATTCTAGTTTTGAGTCCGATGGTATGCAACCTTCTACAGAAATCAGGAAGTTGCTAATTGCTACGAAAGTTGGTAATGTAACCGTGAGCACATCATGAATTATTCTGAACTTGTATCTAATGTAAGAGACTATGCTGAAGTAGGATCAGAGGTTTTAACTGATTCTCTCATCAATACATTCATTGTAAATGTAGAAAACAAAATTCAAAGAGAATTAGACTTAGACGCTTTTAGAAAGTTTCAATTTTCTAGCTTCACCATAGGAAGTCCTTTTATTACAGTGCCTAGTGATTTTGCTTTTGAGCGAGGAGTTCAGATAAAAGATCAAATCACAAAGGACAGAACTTGGTTGGAACAAAGAGATACAACATTTATTGATGAGTATAATGTCGATAGATCAGATACAGGTACACCTAAATACTATGCTAACTGGGATCAAAATACATTGATTGTAGCTCCTACTCCTGATGCAGCTTATGAAATAGAATTGTGGTACAATAAAACACCTGACAGATTATCAAGCACAAACACAACAACTTATTTATCTAATAACGCACCTGAAGTTTTAATTTACGGCACAGTTGTCGAGGCTTTTTCCTACTTGAAAAATCCTACATATGTGCAATTATACGATCAAAAGTATGCTCAAGCGATGCAATTTTTAGCACAAACACAAATGGGCAGAAAACGAAGAGATGAATACGCGGATGGGGTCCTCCGTATTCCTCTAAAGTCAGTAGATCCCGGAGGTAAGTAAAGATGGCCATTACACAAGCAGTCTGCAATAGTTTTAAAGTAGAACTATTACAAGGCGAACACGATTTTCGATCATCTGGTGGAGACGCTTTTAAACTTGCTTTGTATACAGACTCTGCAACCCTTAGTGCTACTACTACTGCGTATATTACAGGTAACGAAGTAGGTGCCTCAGGTACTTATGCTGCAGGTGGTGGAGCATTGACAAATTCAGGTGCTGCAGCTACTGGTGCAACAGCATTTATTGATTTCAGTGATTTAAGTTTTACAAGTGCAACAATCTCAGCGCAAGCTGCCGTTATTTATAACGCAAACACTACTGCAACAACTAATACAAATGCAGCAGTTATGGTTCTAGATTTTGGTGCAGTGAAGACTTCAACATCAGGTACATTTACAATTCAGTTCCCAACAGCAGATTCATCTAACGCTATATTAAGAATATCTTAATATAATCATTTAGCTTTTGTTGTAGTTGGGCTAAGATATAGTTATGTTTTTTGGAACTACAACCTTTGCTGAAGATTCGTTTAGTGCTCAAGGTAGTAAGAACGCTACCGTTGCCCTTTCAGGCATAGCATTAAACACTGCTATTGGGACTGAAACTATTTCTACGGGGACCACGGTCTCTGTTACAGGAATCGCTCTCACCACAACTTTAGGTACAGAAACAGTTGTTGGAAACGCTGTTGTTTCTCCTACAGGTATTAACCTCACCGCAACACAAGGAAATACTACTGTTGGTATTGGCATTGATGTTGTGGTCACTGGTGAATCCTTATCCACAAACATTGGTAGTGTAGTAATTCCAAACGTAGGAGTTGCTGTCACTGGTGAATCCTTATCCACAGCAATTGGTCCTTTCAGTATTGTTGCTGGTGGTCAAACTACCATAGTTGTTGGTGCGGAAGCATTAGTCGAAACTACTATTGGTACTCCTGTTGTATCAGGATCTGCAATCGTATCAGTATCAGGTCAAAGTTTAGCTACAGCTATTGGTGATGAAACAATTTCTGCTTCTGCTACAGCTACACCAACAGGTATCGCTTTAACAACAACGCTAGGAACGGAAACTGTTACAGGATCTGCTACTGTATCTGTTACAGGACAAAGTTTAACCACTGCGATAGGTGATGAAAATGTCACTGGATCAGCATTAGTTACACCTACAGGAATAGCTCTGTCCGTTGTTCAAGGTCAGGCTGAAGGTCAAGCAGGAGCCGTTGTTTCTGTTACAGGACAGGCGATTACTTCTGCTCAAGGCAGTGTCACCACAACCGCTTCTGCCCTAGTCACTCCAACAGGTATTGGATTATCCGTTGGTCAAACAGGTGTCGGTGTTATCGCATGGTCTCCTGTGATACCAGGAGTCAACAATGCATGGACTCCTGTAGATGACAGTAATACGAATACATGGACAGAAGTTGATGATTCTGCTAATAATGTATGGACAGAAGTTGATGACAGAGAGGTAGCTTAGTGCTATAAATTAATACATGGCTCAATTGATTTTAAACGATCGTGTTAAAGAAACTACAACCACTACAGGAACAGGCACTGTTAATTTAGCAGGTGCTGTTGAAGGTTTTGAAACCTTTGTTGTAGGAGTAGGTAATGGTAAAGAAACATTTTATTCAATATTTGCTGGTACTGAATTTGAAGTAGGTAGAGGAACCGTAACCGATGCTACACCTGATACATTATCAAGAACAACCGTTATCTCATCATCTAATTCAGACAATAAAGTAGATTTTTCTGCAGGGGAAAAAACAGTTATCTGTACTTATCCTGCATCAAAAGCACCCTCTTCAAGTATGGATGCTACAACATATGTGACGACACATAACTCAACACTTAGTGATGATCAGACTCTTGACTCTGGAGTTTTAGCAGGTCCTGTTACAGTTACAGGAACACAAACAGTTACAGGAACATTGGTGATATTATAAATGTCAAAGATTAAAGTAGATGCCGTTGAAAGTAGAAACGGAACATTAACCCTCGGAGGAACAGGAGACACTGTTGTTTATACAGCAGGATCTATTCCTAATTCATCTTTAGATAATTCAGCTATTACAATTAACGGAACTGCAATTTCTTTAGGTTCTTCAGGCACAATACCTGTAGGAATCGATTGGCAATCATCAATTAAAACAGCTAACTTTACTGCGGCTGCAGGTGAGGGTTATTTTGTTAATACGACATCAGGTGCCATAACAGCGACATTACCAGCTTCACCTAGTGCAGGTGATCAAGTTGCTTTTAAAGATTATGCAGCAACCTTTGCAACTAATAATTTAACGATTGCAAGAAATGGATCAAACATTCAAGGTGTCGCAAATGACAGCTTAATACAAATAAATAGAGCATCTGTTGTTTTAGTTTACGTGGATGCAACCAAAGGTTGGCTTTACACAAACGAAAGTAATGTAAGTGATTTAGCTCCATCATTTGTAGCTGCTACTGGAGGAACAATAACAACCTCTGGTGATTTTAAAATTCATACATTTACTTCATCAGGAACTTTTACTGTTACAGACGCAGGTTCCGCAGCAGGATCTAACACTGTCGACTATCTCGTAGTTGCTAGTGGAGGATCAGGTGGAGCTGGCGCTGGCAATCATTTAACCTATGGAGCAGGTGGAGCTGGAGCAGGTGGGTATAGAGAATCTTTTCCTAATCCTGCCACAGGAGGTTTATCAGTTTCTGCTCAAGGTTATCCAATTACGATTGGAGCAGGTGGAGCTGCTACATCAGGTCAGAATAACACTGGTAATCCTGGTAATAATTCAATTTTTTCATCTATTACATCCACTGGCGGTGGGCACGGAGGAACTGATACAGGTTCTTTTGGTTCTCCTGGTTCTCCTGGTGGTTCAGGTGGTGGAGTTACAAACCATCAAACCACTACAGCGGGCGCAGGTAATTCTCCTTCCGTTAGCCCCCCTCAAGGTAATCCTGGTGGTATTCAAAGCCCAACACCTAATTCTGGTGGTGGAGGTGGAGGTGGAGGAGCCTCTTCAGCAGGTTCTGACACAGGCGATAGTGCTTCGTATGGTGGTGCACCTGGTGGAAATGGAACAGCCTCTTCAATTACAGGTTCTTCTGTCACAAGAGCTGGTGGTGGTGGTGGCGGTGCGTACTCTTCGGGTTCTCCTACCACTGCAGGCGCTGGTGGCCCTGGAGGCGGTGGCTCTGGTGCAAGTCCAAGTAATAATGCAGGCGCTGGTACAGCTAATACTGGTGGTGGAGGCGGCGGCTCTGGTGGAGATAAAAATACTTCAGGAGCAGGTGGCTCAGGAGTCGTGATTATAAGGTACAAGTTTCAATAAGGATTAAAAATGGCAAGTGATATAAAAGTAAATAATATAAAATCTTACTCAGGGGATACCCTGACATTAGGACAGGCCACAGACACTGTTAATATAGTAGGAACGCTTGACGGTAGTGGACTTACAGGACTCAATGCAACAAATTTAACATCAGGAACGGTTCCTGACGCACGATTCCCTGCAACACTCCCTGCAGTAAGTGGAGCAAACTTAACAGGTATTGAAACAGGAACTGATTGGCAGTCAACGATTGTCACAGGATCAACATTAACAGCGGTCGCTGGTAGGGGCTATTGGATTGATACAACCTCTAATCAATGCACTATTACTTTTCCTTCTTCTGCAAGTGTTGGTGATACGATTGAATTAGTAGACTATGCAAGAACATGGGGAACAAACAAAATTATAATAGATAGTAACGGATTAAACTATCAAGGACAGGCAGATACATACGCTGTTGAATACGACACAAGTGGTCAAGCACTAAGAGTAGTTTATTCAGGTGCAACCAAAGGTTGGATACCAACATCTGATGAAGTGTCTGAAAATAATCCTGTCATACCAACTTACAGTGTAGATTTTTTAGTTATTGCTGGTGGCGGCGGAGGTGGAGGTGATGGCTACGGAGGTGGTGGAGGTGCTGGTGGTTATCGAGCATCATACAACTCTGAGTCATCAGGTGGTGGAGGTTCTTCGGAGTCTGCACTTACTTTAACTGTAGGAACACAATACACAGTCACAGTCGGCGGTGGAGGTGGTAACGGAGCAAGTGGCTCTGATTCTGTTTTTTCAACTATAACATCAATTGGTGGTGGTAGAGGTTCATCATTTACAACTACTGCTGGTTCTACTGGTGGTTCTGGTGGTGGAGGTTTTGGACCTCCAGGAGCAACTCAAGGACCTTTTGCTGGAACTGCCAATCAAGGTTTTTCTGGTGGTACTGGTGCTGGTGATAATGCTAGTTATTCAGCTGGTGGTGGTGGCGGTGGTGCTAGTGCTGTCGGAGGAAATGGCGGAAATACATTTGGTGGTGCTGGAGGAAATGGCGTTGCTTCAACAATCACTGGTTCATCAGTCACACGAGCTGGTGGTGGTGGTGCTGGAACAAACACTGGTAATAGTAGTGGTGCTGGTGGTTCTGGTGGTGGTGGTGCTGCTGGAGCAACTCCTGTAGTTGGAACAACTAACACTGGTTCAGGTGGCGGTGGTAAAAGTGGTGGAGCTTCACCTACTGGTGGTGCTGCTGGTGGTTCAGGTATCGTTATCCTTCGTTTAGCAACTGCTAGTTACTCAGGTACAACAACAGGTTCACCAACAGTCACAACAAGTGGTTCAGATACAATATTAACATACACAGGTTCAGGGAGTTACACAGCGTAATGGCACATTTTGCAAAATTAGGAGTTGGAAACATAATTGAAAGAGTGGAAGTGGTATCTAATGATATTGCAACAAATGAACAAGCTGGAGTAGATTTTTTAAATAATTTATATGGCACTAGAGATGTTTGGAAACAAACATCTTACAATGGTACTATAAGAAAAAACTTTGCTGGTGTTGGTTATAGTTATGACCAAACAAGAGATGCTTTTATCCCACCCAAACCTTTTAACAGTTGGGTATTAGATGAAGATACTTGTCTTTGGGAAGCACCTGTTGCTTATCCAGATGACGGACAATTTTATCAATGGAATGAAACAGACCAACAATGGGATTTAATTTCATAAAACCAATGATTGAAAAATTAATAAAACAGATTAAATTAAGAGCAGGTAAATAACATGGCACATTATGCAAAATTAGGTATTAACTCCAAAGTTATCGGAGTAGAAGTTGTAGCTGACGCTGATTGTCAAGATTCTAATGGTAATGAAGACGAAGCTGTAGGAGTACAGTTTTTAGAAAACATTCACGGTTGGCCACTTTGGAAAAAAACTTCCTACAACACACGTGGTGGTAAACACTATCAAGCAGATGGTTCAGAATCTTCTGATCAATCAAAAGCTTTTAGAAAAAATTATGCAGGTATAGGATTTACTTATGATGAAGATCGTGATGCATTCTATGAACCCAAACCTTATAACTCATGGGTATTAAACGAAACTTCTTGCACATGGGATGCACCTGTTACTTATCCTTCTGTAACTGAATATGGTGATCCTGCTAAAGCTTACAGAATTTCTTGGGATGAGAGTAACACTCGTTGGATTGCAACTGATCAAGAAGATCCTGCAGGAAACTTTCGTTGGGATGCCTCTGCATCTAATTGGGTATCTCTATAATATAAATGCAAAGTAAGATTACTCTTACAGAACAATTTATTATATTTGATGAAATACCATCTATTCTCAAAGACAAATTAAATCTCGATCGTATTCAAACAAATATTCTACAAAATTACTCTGACAATAAATTTCAAAGTGATGATGTTTTTAATTATCATAAAGACTATGTACATGTTGACGATGATCAACATCTTACATGGATTATAGATTATATTCGTGATCATTATCGAGGGGAGTATATGAAAACACCTGTAATAAAACAAAGAGCAGCTTTGGTGCAAAACAAAGGACATACTATAAATACTCATCATCACATTGATGAATTTGATCTATGGAACTCGCCTGATATATCTTGTATATATACATTATCAGATAATGAAATTCCCTCAGATTTAATATTTGAGTATGACAAAGGTAGAGAAAAACATGCTAGATATAGGATTCCTCTATTTCACAATAGATTTGTTCTATTTAACTCTGAACTAAATCATTATTTAACACCAAATAAGAATGATGAACCCATAGTAAATCTTTCTTTTCAATTTCAATTATTGTAGTATCTTATCGTTATGGCAGATTTAGAACTCGATGGACCCAATAGTGCAATAAGCGTTGATACGCTTAAACCCAAGACAGCAACCACATTAACTTTAGGTGAGTCTGGAGATACAATCGCTCTAGGTTCTGGGGCGACTGCAACAGGTTTTACACCTAATGGTGTTATAGATTGGCAAACTACAGTTAAAACAGCGAGCTTTACTGCGGCTGCTGGAGAAGGTTATTTTATAAATACCAGTTCCTCAGCTATAACAGTCACTCTTCCCTCATCACCTAGTGCAGGTAATCCTATCTCAATAGTAGACTATTCAGGTAATGCAGGTACTAACAACATTACAATAAATCCTAATGGAAATAAATTTTTCAGTGGAACGAGTAATAGAATTTTAAATCAAGATCGAGCAGCAATAGCTATTGTATATGTAGATTCAACTCAAGGATGGGTTGTAGATGCTTCTTATTTAGAAGGCACAGGAATCACAGGATTACCTGGTGCTCCAACCATAGGAACGGCAACAGCTACAAGCACTACTACAGCGACTGTGGCTTTTACCGCTCCAGCTAATAATGGTGATTCCGCAATTACAAGTTATACAGCTACATCAAGTCCTGATGGTGTTACAGGAACTTTAAGTCAAGCTGGTTCTGGAACTATTACTGTATCTGGTTTAACTCAGAACACTTCTTATACTTTCACAGTTACTGCTACAAACGCACTAGGAACAGGTCCTGCTTCTGCAGCAAGTAATTCTATTACTACCCCTAATATAACATTTGTTGCAGCAACAGGAGGCACCATAACAACATCAGGTGATTTTAAAATTCATACCTTTACGTCTTCTGGAACTTTCACTGTCACAGACGCAGGTGGTGCAACTGGTTCAAACACTGTTGATTATCTCGTTATAGCTGGTGGTGGTGGTAGTGGTGGATCAGGCACTGGTGGAGCTGGAGCAGGTGGTTACCGTGAATCTTTTCCTAATCCCGCTACAGGTGGATTTCCTATTTCTGTACAAGCCTACCCAATCACAGTAGGTGGTGGTGGGTCAGGTTCTCCTCAAAATGGTTCAAATTCAATTTTTTCAACAATTACTTCCGCAGGTGGTGGTCGTGCGACAGGAACATCAGGATTTCCTGGAGGTTCTGGAGGTGGACAATGCAATCCCTCTCCATCGCCCGAACCTGGAACTGCAGGATCAGGTAATGTACCTTCCGTTAGCCCTCCTCAAGGCAATCCTGGAGGGAACTCATTTGCTGTTACCAGAGGCGGTGGCGGTGGTGGTTCTGGCGGTGCAGGTCAAAATGCAACTTCTACTACTGGAGGAATTGGTGGTGTTGGCACATCTTCTTCAATCACAGGTTCTAGTGTGGCAAGAGGTGGCGGTGGAGGAGGTGGCGCTCACTTTGATGATATTAGTCCCGGACCAGCAAGTTCAGGAGGTGGCGCTGGTGGTCAATATGCTTCTCCAGGAGCAGGAACTAATGGCACAGCTAATACTGGTGGTGGCGCTGGTGGTGGGGGTGGAAGATCAAATCTCAATGGTGGTGGACCTGCAGCAGGCGGTTCAGGCATCGTAGTCATAAGGTACAAGTTTCAATAGTTGATTTTTAACAATCCTAATATATTATAATATATAGAAGGAGTTAGAATGAATTTACAAAATCATTGGTATGTTTTTCAAGGAGCTATTCCTCCTCGTATTTGCGATGACATCATTGCTTATGGAGAACAACAATCAGAACAAACCGCATTAACGGGAGACTATGATGGTAAAGTTCCTACCGATCAAAAAGATGTCTCTAAACTTTATAAGACAAGAAATTCATCAATTGCGTGGATGAATGATCAATGGATTTATCGTGAGATTCAACCTTACATACATCAAGCAAATAAAGAAGCAGGTTGGAATTTTGATTGGCATCATTCTGAGTCTTGTCAATTTACAAAATATCGTGAGTCACAACATTATGATTGGCATCAAGATTCTTGGAATAAACCATACAATAAACCAAGAGACTTTACTGACGGTCTTATTAGAAAACTTTCTGTCACCGTGTCTTTAGCAGACGGTAGTGAGTATGAAGGTGGAGATTTAGAGTTTAATTTAAGAAATAAAAATGAAGATACCTCTATTATTCAAACTTCAAAAGAAGCGAGAGTCAAAGGATCAGTAATAGTATTTCCTTCATTTGTTTGGCATCGTGTAGCCCCTGTTACAAAAGGTACACGGTATTCGTTAGTAATTTGGAATTTAGGATTTCCGTTTAGATAGGAGTAGAAATGGCAAAAAAGAAACAAGAAGAAAAAGGTAATTTTTTTCAACAAAATAACTATGTTGTAATTAAAGGTGCAGTGCAACCAGAAGTTGCAAGTTTTACGTACGCATACTTTCAAAACAAAAGAGCAGTTGCATCACATTTAAAGGACACAAGATATATATCTCCGTTTGATCAAACATGGGGTACATGGGAAGACACACAAATTCCCGATACGTATTCTCATTATGCAGATCTTGCAATGGAAACATTAATGATTCGTGTGCTTCCAATCATGCAACAAGTAACAGAATTAGAATTAATTCCTACATACTCTTATGCTCGTATATACAAATATGGAGACACATTACACCGACACAAAGATAGACCGTCTTGTGAAATATCATGCACATTAAATCTTGGTGGTGATAAGTGGCCAATCTTTTTAGAACCTTCAGGTGATGAAGGTAAGAAAGGTATTCAAGTTGATTTAGAACCAGGTGATCTATTAGTTTATCGAGGTACTTTATTAGAGCATTGGAGAGAGCCTTTTGAAGGTTATGATTGTGGTCAAGTATTTTTACATTATAATAATAAAAACGGTGAGTTTGGTCAGCAAAATGCTTTTGATGGTCGACCTATGTTAGGCTTACCAGCTTACTATAAAAAGTAGACTTTACGTTTTGTTGGTGGTAAAAATACAATATGACATCCACATATTCAGATAGACTGAAATTAGAACTACAAGGAACTGGCGAAAACGCTGGTACTTGGGGTGATAAAACGAATAATAATCTTGATGTCCTTGACGCTTTTGCAGCAGGATATCTATCCAAATCTGTAGCAGGTAGTGCTGACG